TTAAACCCTTTACGCAGGGGTTTTGGTCAGGAAAGCGATTTTACTGTACTTGCGCTTCTCCTAGCCACGACCTGAACCCCGCCGTAAAGGGTTTTTCATTGGCCGCACTGTCCGCGATAGCAACGAGCCTGAATGGGCTGCTGACAAGAATACACATGGAGCGTACTCACACGGTGCGTATCCTTCGCGGCGTGTCAGAGAGCGACCGCACAAAATAGATGGTCTATAGGTGAGACAAGCCTTCTATTGATGAATCTCTGCCTTCGGGTGCTGTAGGTTTCTCAGGAATCATTGAGACACTGGCAGAAGTGATGTGGGCTATCACCTTTGGGGAACCTATGCCTAAAAATCGAATAAAAAATAATTGTTGACTTTTGTATTATTGACTGTTTATGATGTATTCACCTTAACAAAGGAGATACGACATGACACAAAACGACATTATCAAGAATCACCTGAAAAACCATAAAACCATCACTACCCTGCAAGCGTTTTCGATGTATGGCATTACGCGACTTGCTTCAAGAATCCTTGAACTGCGCGAATCTGGAATGAAGATTTCCGGTTACATGATTGACGTTAAAAATCGTCGCGGCGAGATTGTTAAAGTTAAAAAATACTACGTGGGGAAATAATGGACATTGGCGGAGAATTTACAACAACCGTTAATGACATTGACCTTAAAGAACATGAAGTCATTGTTCGATACAAAGGTTATTACATTCCGGCAATCATCGGAGGGCCACCAGAAAATTGCTATCCCGCCGAAGGTGAAATTAACCTTGAAATAGATTTTCCCTCTGGTGTTGAATTTAACTTAGATGATATTCAAGACTACTTAGAACAAAAAGCATGGNAGCATTACGATGGAAGATTTTGAGATTTTCTGGAAAGCATATCCCCGGCGTGTAGCCAAAGCAGTCGCAAGGAAAGCATGGATTCAAACCGCAAGGATTAGACCTTCGCTTGAAGAATTGCTTAAAGCCATTGAAACGCAATGCGAGTCTGAACAATGGCAAAAAGACGGTGGACAATACATTCCGCACCCTGCTACTTGGCTTCATGGTGAACGCTGGTCTGATGAAATGGAAGTCAACGTAAAACCCAAGCAATCGCAAACATTGTCCGCAATTTACAGTCTGCAATTACTTAAAAATGGATAACGTCAATCATCCCAAGCATTACACAAATCATCCATCTGGTATTGAATGTATCCAAGTAACTGAACACATGAATTTTTGCCTCGGAAACGCCATTAAGTATTTATGGAGAGCAGATTTAAAAAACGGGGTAGAAGATTTAAAGAAAGCAGCTTGGTACATCAACAGAGAGATTCAGCGGAGGGAAAATGTGGTTAAGGAATGAAATTGTTGATGGTCTGCAAAGGTTAATATCTTTGAGGCTAAAAAATGCCCCTTCAGCGGATACGGTTACTGCTACTGCGGTAGTTTGGTTTGAAACCATTGCTAGTCGTCCTATTGCATGGAATGAAAACCTAGACAGGAAACGCATTAAAAAGGCTTTTGGCGAGTTGTGCGCGACAGTTGACAGCTTTCCTTCGCCAGCACAATTTCTGCGAGTCCTACCGCCGCGTGAGCAAGCGTTATGCCTTCCGCAACCGCAGTCAGCAGAACTTTCAGCGGAGAACAGGCAAAAACTGAGTACTTTGTTAAAAAGACTTAGAACAGTTAATTAATAAACGGGCGAGTGGTGAAATTGGTAAACACAGCAGACTTAAAATCTGCCGCTAACGCTTGCCGGTTCGATTCCGGCCTCGCCTACCAAATATAGGACAAGAAATGACCGACACGAAGCCGACGCTGGAAGCCGTAAGACTTGCTGAGAGTGCAGACAGTTACGAACACTCTTATAACGCAATGTTCCAACATGCAGTTAAGTGTGAACGCGAACTCGCCGCCATCAAGTCGCAGCAGGTGCCGGAGGAACCGGAGTCTGTTCAGTATTTGCGTGAATGTGTTGTCGCTAGAACTCGCGGCGAATCAACACTTCAATACATCGACACCCTGCAATCCGCGCTGAAAGTGGCGCAGCAGGAACGGGATGCAGAGAAAGAAATTGTTTTAAAAGCGGTTAAGCAAATATGCACCCCAATGAGCGAAAACATCAAAGGGTGGAAGGAACGCGCCGAGAAAGCCGAGGCCAGCAACAAGCGGCTGGTGGAGTTGTTGAAAGAGGCGCAAAAGACAGTAAACGACATGCGTAGTGAACACAAGATGCACGGACACATTACCGATGCAAGCGCACATTGGGCAATCAAGATTGAGCCGGAACTTCTGCGGGAGGCGGGAAAATGAACACTGACAAGGTGCTGGAGCTGGCGAGGAAGGCTGGTGGGGTGAAACTTTCCCTTGAGTTTGAAACATGGAAGATTACTGAGCCGGGGTTACTGCGTTTCGCCGCCCTGATTCAGCGGGAGATGGAGGCCGATGGGTGGAGGCAATTAAGGAAAAATCGTGAAAGAAAGAATTGAGGAATTGGCGACAGTTATTGCATACCAGCACTGTGACGCTGGCGCAGATCAGAACGCGATAGAGTCCGTTATCACCACAGCCGTCAACGAAGCCCTTGAACTGGCTTCGAGGGAGTGCGATCAAACAGCCAAGCGATCTGAGCGTGATTTACATGGCTCGGTAAGGTGTGCCGCCGCTATCCGAAAGCTGAAGGTGTAATGATGAACATTAAGCGAATATTCTGGTATTTCGCAATCTTGTTTTTTGGAAAATATAGCCGCGTTGAAATTGTGCCGGGATTACAGGCTGAGCGCGAAACATGGCGAGGGCGGTCAATCACCATGCAAATATGGCGAGAGGATGAATTGCTATGAAACCCAACGAACTATGGGAGAACTATGCACGTAACGGACTTACTGAAATCGGTAAGGTTGACTTCCTCGCCGCCCTCCAAGAATACGGAGAGGCTGTCAGGGCCGAGGCGGTGGATATATGCAAAGGATTTAACAAGGACAATCTTGCCGCCGCAATCGAGAAGATGAAACTACCCTAAACAAAAACCCTAGTGCCGGATTTATCAATAATCAAAGCTGATTTTCTGGGGTTAAATTCTGGCGCATTAGGTACTGAAATGTGAGTCCATGAATCGAACTCAAGAATAATCTGGTCAAAAGGAATTGCGGCTTTAATACATGCTTCGACTACTTCGCGTGGCTTCATTCCCGGCACTCTAATGTCCGCAGCACAGCCTAAACGATGCTGACTGGTATCTTTTGAACCAACAGAATCGTTGACCTGTTTAGACCGAAAACCGGAATTAATCATTACCGGCTTGTTGCCTAGCGCAGTTTTAACTTGCTGTAGTAACTCCGCAAGACGTTTTAAGTTTGAAATTTCTTGTTCGTTAGGAATGTTATCCCATCCGTTTCGATTCGCCGCTTCAGAGCGCGTCAATTCCTCAAGAGAAAAGTTTGCAGTCAACTGCATTATTCTTTTCCTTTTTTCATGCCAATAATTTTTTCAAGAGTTCTACCGCCAAAGTAAAAACTCATAATTAGCATACCCCATTGACCCAACAGTTCAACGTAATTGTTGTTTACTTCAATATCCCATGCCGACATAAGACCAAACGAGGTATAGGTAATTAGTATAAATACTAAAGTCATAGGGCGGATATTTTTAGACAGCCAACTATCGCTGCTCATGTCCGCTTGAAGTCGTTTCGTTAATTCTTCTTGCTCTGACACATCGGCGTTTAATTGCGCCAATTCACCGTTCTGTTGCATTTCCAACAGCTTTAGCTTTGCTTGTTCAGCAGCTTGCGCGTCAGGAAAAAACTTATCAATCAGTTTTGCACCAACAGATAAAAGCGCGGGAATTGGTATCATTCAATTTCCTTTTTCATCGTAACAGTGTCATGACCTTTTGATACTGTAACTTTTTCACCGTCAACTTGAACCTGCATAGGCGGTTCTTTTTGATTTAAACGGTCAATTAATCCTTTAATAACTTCAAATTCCGGTTTATCTTGTTTTGGAGTAGCGCCAGCAATGCCATTCATCATAGAAATTAAAGCAGTTAAAGACGCACCAAGTAAACCCATAACAGCAGCCATCTTAGATTCTTCAAGAACAATAGAAGCGCCAACACCAACGCAAACAATCAACGTAATATAAGCAAGACCTTGTTTGCCAATAGTCTTTCCGGCAACTTCTTTTGCAGAATCTTTTTCGTCAATCACTTTCCAGATACCTTTGTAACAATACCTGCCCAAATTGCCGCACCAATAGCAACAAATACCGCAGCGACTAATGCCATTGTTCCGTAATCCGAATACTTCCGCAGTCTTTTACCAAATCTTAAATCTTCTCTGAATTCTTCTACTTCTCGCGGGTCGTCAATATCTACACCAAGAATTGCAAAGACCTTTTTTACTGACTTATCTGCAATGTCTTGGCATTGCGGATTAGACGGACAATTCATTTACGCACCCGTAGAATTAGCCTAAAAATTGCTCAGATTGTATAGGACTTCAGCAGGGCTAACAAATTTGCTTGCGTCAAATTCGACGGATTCCCACCAAAGAAATTGATTCTTTGATAAACAATCCCGACTTTTTAATAAATTAATATTTTCTGGATAACCGTAAATATTTGGGTCTGAAACAGACCATAAAACAATGCCTCGCTTACCTAATGACGAGGCTAAATGCTGCAAAAAACTATCGCAAGAAATCCAAACTCTGCAATCGTGTATTAACTTTTTAAGTTCATCGACTGGCAAGTTTTTCCTGAAGTCATTAACTAATTGCTTTTCGCCTTCTATCCCAATTTGAATAATCGGTTCTTGTATTTGAGATATGACTTCATCCCAATACGGATAATTCTTGGGATTGGTTTTACCATTAGTTAATTGCTTTGAGTAAGGGCTAATTAAAATCATAAATATAGCTTTCGATAAGCACTCTCTAGGCTTTCAGTCCAATTCCATTCCGCCATCTTTTTGTAAATGTTCCATTGGTCTAAATCGCCAAACAATGCCTCTGCTTCCGCAATAGACCTGCAAGGTATGATTTCTGGATAGCAACCAAATACAACTGGATTCTTTATTTCTGGAAGAATCTTGCTAAATACTACGTGGTCGCCCATTCCATTGTTTAAAACAACAATAGTTTTTTCTTTATAACTAATTATGTTTCTGAATATCTTTTCGTCATGGTCAAACATTTCCTGCTTTTGACCATCGCGGATTCCGCCTTTAGGGTTTTTCATGTGCCATGTAACGGCTTTTGGCACAACAAATAGTTCATATCCTTTTTGATGTATCCCGTAAGAAAACAATGTTTCTTCCCTATGGGCTACCCTAGACAATCCTAAGTTGTAATCGTGTATCCCCGCACGATACAAAAATGAACAATGTAAATGTTCTACAGACTTTATCTGTTTAATGTTTTTCCATTGAACGCTAGGCTCAGTATCAATGTTTTCAAGAAGTCCAGTAGGGTCTGAATTCTCAAAAAACAATGGCGGCGTAAGAATTGAACCGCCTACCGCGCCTACATTATCAGCAATATAATTTGATAAAGTTTCTAATACGTTATGTTCTGGGATTGCATCATCATCGACGCGCCATACCCAATCAAACCCCATAGTGTTAGCTGTTTGATGTATATGATGCTGGCCTTTCTTACCGGCAAACAACCATTCCCACTGAATATTTTTAATGTCTAGTATCTTAAAAAAATGCTGATACAGGAATTCATTTCTCATATCCTGCGGTTCGTCGTTATCATCAAAAATTACCAGCTTATCTGGAAGTCTTGTTTGATTGACAATCGCAAATAGAACCAAAGGCAAAGTAGAAAAGTATCTACCTTTTGTCGCAACAGAGCATAGTGTTTTATTCATTAGTAAAACTCATAATCATCAAATTACATATATTGTTTGCGTCAATAGGAATTGGTTGCTCCGTTAAATTACCATGCTGTGAAATGTAGTTAATATTAAA